CATAAGAATCAAGCGGCGGCATGGAAGTTATTAATGGATCGTATGCTACCTGTGTCTTATTTTGAAAAGGATAAGAATAATACTGGACGTTCTGCAGTCTCTATTACTATTACAGGTGTAGGTGGAGAGACTGTAATCACAAATGATGAGGATATAATTGATGTTACCCCTGAATCTGATTGAACGGATCAAAGAAGATCTCGTTAAGCATGAAGGATATGTAACAGAAATCTACCTGTGTTCAGAAGGGTATCCTACATTTGGTATTGGTCACATGGTCACTGAAGAAGACATGGAATATACGTGGCCTGTAGGCACACCAGTGACTGATGAACGTATCCTCCAAGTATTTCATGACGATTGTAATGCCGCGTGTACTGATGCCAGTGCATTGTTTCTAAACTTTAGCTCACATCCTGAGAATGTACAACGTGTGTTGGTTAACATGGCGTTTAATCTAGGGCGTTCACGATTAGGTAAGTTTAAAAATATGATTACTGCTGTCAATGAGGGGAACTACTCAAAGGCTGCAGATGAAATGGTGGATTCAAAGTGGTATCGTCAGGTCAAACGCCGTGGCGAAGAGCTTGTAGAGATTATGCGTGGAGCTTAATGTTGAATTGCTTCCTTGGCAACAGGAAGTCTTTAACGATCCAACACGATTCAAGATTGTAGCGGCAGGGCGGCGTACTGGCAAGTCTCGTCTAGCCGCATGGCAGTTGATTATCTACGGATTACAAACTGATCGTGGTCATGTGTTTTATGTTGCGCCGACTCAGAGTCAGGCTCGTGACATTATGTGGTCTACTCTGCTAGAGTTAGCGCATCCTGTTATTAAAACATCCCACATTAACAATTTGCAAATAACTCTCATTAACGGTTGTACGATATCCCTCAAGGGTGCGGACAGGCCAGAGACAATGCGTGGTGTATCCCTAAAGTTCCTTGTCATGGACGAGTATGCGGATATGAAGCCTAGTGTATGGGAACAGATTCTACGTCCTGCACTTGCTGACCAGAAGGGTGAAGCCATGTTTATTGGTACGCCTATGGGAAGGAATCATTTTTATGAACTCTACCACTACGCTACGTTGGGCGATGATGAGAGCTATAAGGCTTGGCATTTCACATCTTATGACAACCCGTTGCTTGATCCAAACGAGATCGACACAGCTAAAAAGTCCATGTCCTCTTATGCGTTTCGACAAGAATTTCTTGCGTCATTTGAAGCGATGGGGTCAGAGATCTTTAAAGAGGATTGGGTACAGTTTAGTGAAGATGAACCTGAGTTTGGTGATTATTATATTGCTGTTGACTTGGCGGGCTTTGCGGATGTGGAATCAGCCACTAAATCCAAGTCAAAAAAACTAGACCAAACTGCAATCGCTGTTGTGAAAGCCAACGAAGATGGCTGGTGGGTAGCAGATATTATTTATGGACGTTGGGATATTAAAAAGACTGCAAAGAAAATCTTTGATGCGGTCAATCATTATAAACCAATCTCTGTTGGTATTGAAAAAGGTGCGCTCAAGAATGCAGTGTTACCTTATCTAACTGATATTATGAAATCATCGCAACGGTTCTTTCGTGTAGAAGAACTAACGCATGGTAACAAAAAGAAAACTGATCGAGTTGTCTGGGGATTGCAAGGACGATTTGAACATGGACAAATAACTTTAAACAAAGGTGACTGGAACGCTACGTTCTTAGATGAGTTGTTTCAGTTTCCAAATGCATTAGTGCATGATGACTTAGTAGATGCTCTGGCCTACGTTGACCAGTTAGCAAAGGTGTCGTACTACTACGACTATGAAGAAGACGACTTTGAAATTTTAGACCCTGTAGCAGGATATTAACATGGACTACGATCATAACACTGAAGACCCCGGTTCATTAGAAGGTTGGGTTATACATAAGTGCAACCAATGGCGTGACCACTTTGAGTCAAACTATCAAGAGAAGTTTGATGAGTACTATCGCTTATGGCGTGGTATCTGGGCTGAAGAAGATTCAATGCGTGCATCCGAACGCTCCCGATTAATCTCTCCTGCATTACAACAAGCGGTTGAGTCTGCTGTTGCTGAAGTAGAAGAAGCTACCTTTGGTCGTGGTAAATGGTTTGACATCAAGGATGACTTTGCTGACCAACAACCACAAGACATTCAACTTCTGCGTACTCAACTTGATGAGGACATGAAGTTTGCCAAAGCCCGAAAATCTATTGCTGAATGTTTAATTAACTCCGCTGTCTTTGGTACAGGTATCGGTGAGATTGTAATGGACGAAGTAAAAGAGCTACGCCCTGCAACTCAGCCTGTAATGGGTGGAGAGATGACTGCTGTTGGTGTAACTGAGCAAGAGAGAATGCTTGTTAAGTTGCGTCCAGTCATGCCACAGAACTTCTTAATTGATCCTGTTGCTACATCTATTGAAGAAGCATTAGGCGTAGCAATTGATGAGTTTGTTCCTTTGCATCAAGTTGAGTTAGCGCAAGAAGCAGGAATCTATTACGATGTAGATGTTGCTGTTGCGGCTCCTGACACGGACATCGAACCAGATCAAGACTTAACTATTTACATGGATGACAAGGTTCGTTTAACAAAATACTATGGTCTTGTTCCTCGTGAGTTATTGTACGAAGCACAGCGTGAAGAAGATGAAGAAGAAGTTGAGATGGGTAAAGATCTCTCTGCTTATGTTGAAGCTGTGGTAGTAATTGCAAACGGTGGTACACTTCTTAAGGCAGAAGAAACTCCATACATGATGGCGGACCGTCCTGTGATCGCATTCCCTTGGGATGTTGTGCCGGGTAGGTTCTGGGGTCGTGGTATTTGTGAGAAAGGCTACAACGCACAGAAAGCCCTTGACACCGAACTCCGCGCACGTATTGATGCCTTGGCATTGACTGTACATCCAATGATGGCTGTGGATGCTTCTAGGCTTCCTCGTGGTGCTAAGCTAGAGGTACGTCCGGGTAAAGCAATCTTAACTAATGGTAACCCTGCTGAGATTTTACAACCATTTAACTTTGGTCAGTTAGATCCAAATACATTTAACCAAGCGGCTACACTACAGCAGATGGTTCAAATGGCTACAGGCGCAATTGATGCCGCAGGTATTCCGGGTTCAATCAATGGTGATGCAACAGCGGCAGGTATCTCAATGTCACTGGGTGCTATTATTAAGCGTCACAAGCGTACATTGATTAACTTCCAAGATTCATTCTTACTACCCTTTGTGACTAAAGCGGCCCATCGGTACATGCAGTTTAATCCTGAACTGTATCCTGTTAAGGACTTTAAGTTTGTCGCTTCAAGCTCTTTGGGTATTATTGCTCGTGAATACGAAGTAACACAACTTGTTCAGTTGCTACAAACAATGAGTCCTGAGTCTACAATGTATCCAATGCTAATTGAATCTATTGTGGATAACATGAACTTAAGTAATCGTGAACAGATCATTGAAGGATTGCGTCAAGCAAACCAACCTGATCCACAGCAACAACAATTACAACAAATGCAAATTGAAATGGATATTGCTCAGAAGCAACAGACGATTCAAAACATCCAAG